CTAAAAATATCACGTTCCGAAACAAATCAAGTTATCGTACACGAACAAGCAAACAATATTCGGAAGATTAGTTCATAACGTTAGGTCTCTGACCTTTTTCAACAATAAGAGGTTCGGGTACAATAACGTTGAGGCGATCAGAAACGTCAAGCGATTTGAGTGTATAAATGTCAGGAATAACATCTGGTTTTGGTTTAACCATATTACTGGTTCCAATACCAAATAACTGCGATTCGATATCATATGGATTACTAGATAAATTCATAGGTGCGACGCGTCCATTGAGTAGTCCATTTCCAGCAAAGTTCGTTGAAGTGGGACGTCCAAAATTATTTTTATGATGTGTTAAATAATCACATGATCTAGAATTGCCTTGTTGTTCTAAATGATAATCGCCTTCATTGTTTTTACTACGCGTAGAGGCCATCTGTATATACTATAATACATATATTATATACAATTATTTATGTAATTTCTCATATAGTTGTTTGTATTCTGACATGGACGATATAGTGTCAATATCTGTATTCGAAAAAAACAATGATAATAGGGGATGTAAAAGGTCTAAATAATCGTATCCGAATAATATTGTAAGCCCAATATTATTATCGATTGAAAACATGAATGAGGCTGATTTTGCGTATAATGATATGAAATCCTTGTTCTGAAACGTATTATTGAAAACATATTCCATTGTACGACTAGCTGCTTTTTCATCGTACATCATTTCATCTGCGGTAATATCATCCAAATCCATATCTTTGACATCGGGGAATTGCGTAGAGTCCATTTGGAATACATCTCGTAAACATTTGCGGTATTCCTCATCGGTTGAATATTGTATGTTTAATTGTATTGGATAAGAATATGTCATTTGTTCTCTCACTGAATGACATATTCAGAAATGTTTATATTGATTTGATATACAATTATTTACACCGATGGAAAAAACTCCCAATCAAGGTCTTCACATACCTTTTTCCATATCATATCTTGTTCTAGTTGTTTTTCTCTGTCTTTCATCATGGGTATATATGGTAAATACTGTGTTTGGTCGAGTAAGACACATAGTTGATGAAGTGTATATGTATAATTAAAGAAATTGGTGCGATTGGCCGGACAATGAACGGCCCATGGTTTTTGTATTTCAATAAATAGTACACATAATGTCTCATGAAGTTCTTCGTTCATAACGGGTGGTTTGATCCCAAATAAGGAGTTAATATATTGTATATGTTCGAAATATTTGTTTAATCCAAGTTTACGCAATAATTCGCGCATCTTATCATAGTTAAGTTGAGACATATCCGTAATTCGTTCTTTTTTGATCCTAGATTTGATAGCATTAATGACATCCTCTGGTATTTGTGTAGTTTCTTTCGCCTGAAACTGTGATAGAATTTCTTTGAAATGATTAAGACGTATGTATGCTGTATAAGATACTTCATTGGGAGGGTCTTTATTATTAGGTTTCGAACTATCAATAATATAGGTTACAAATTTACTACACTCATCATTGTTACATATAAGTATTCCTTCCTCGTCTTGCGGTATCATTTCGCCATTATTGCAAAATTCACATTTATCTGATTGAATATAATAATCCTGCGCATTGGTAAACTCATTTGTAACATTTCGCCAATATTGTTGTGTGTTTTTTTTAGATTGAGTATATTGATTAATAATCGTATCTTCAAATTTATCTGACGATTTGATTTTGAAAAAGGATTTTAGCGCATTCGTAGATCCAGTAGTGGTTTCTATATTTGATGAAATTTGCTGTTTCTGTTCGAAATAATCAAAAATAAACTTGGAATTGTTTAAAAGATATTGTTTTTTCTCCCGTTTCAAATCTTTGATTTTTCGGGTAATATCTTTGATTTTGTCTTTGGCATTCATATAATCGTCGATTTGATTCTCACTTAAATTGCGTATATATGTCTTTAACTCATCTCTGTCTGATTGTAACAGTGGTATAGTTTCATTATCAATACGGTCGTAATATTCTATAAGTTCGGTATGTTTCTCGTCAATAGTACATATAGCCTTTATAGTTGACGATTTGCCCTTCTTTTGACCACCTGCCATTTAGATAAAGTATTCTATGTATGTGTTTTTATGTTCCTTTTTATAGTAGGAATATATATATATATATAATATTATGCCGGTTATACAATATCAAGATGATAAATATTTCAGGTTGATGATGTTGTCATTACTAATACACGATTTTATTCATGATTATGGAGCCATTGGCGCATTAAACCGAATAAAATCTTTAGAAGAAATTAGTCAATCTATTTTTCAAGGACAAATAATAACGGGTCCATCCCAAAACGGAGGCTATGACCCCCCACAAAAAGGTAAATCGAAACGGGGAGTCAACGTAGATAAACAGAGACAGAGAAGAGCCGATATGAAACACCTCAATGATAAACAAACTCAAGAGTCGACTATAGTGCTTAAACGATTGGGAGTAACTGTGGAGGATGCGTCAGAACTTAGTCAATTGGGAATAGACCCCACCTTTTTTAATGTACCCGACAGCAAGTTCACTGATATATCTGAATATGAATATTCGCCCGAAATTATCAGTTTTCTGTTCGAAAATGTAACCGGATTTGATGTAAATTCATATTCAGTTGATGTAGGACAACCAATTACACGTTCGGTAACGTCCGAACATATGAATATGTTAAAAACCATGTTACAAAATGACGACGCAATATCTAAATCGTTAGAAACCAACCAAGGGATAACCAACATATTGCAAGCAATACTGATTGCCTTTTCGCACGACAATGTACAAATGATAGGGTTAATTCAACCGATTATACAATATGTAGAACATACTACTTTTCGTGCAATGGGTATGCAATCAAATTTCACTATCGAGGATATAAAACTAAGGCGACAATCATTACAAACTGGTAATGGTAAAACACAAAACGGCAGTGGTGGTAATACAATAGTAGCCGGTCCATTAACCGGTCCAAATTTATCATATGAGCCATATGAACCTCAAACGCAATCTGTTTTTGATGTACCTAAAAAAACGGTTATTCTGTCGCCCATTGTTCCAAATGACAATATACAGAATGTATTAGATGCAATTATTAATGATACTGTAACCAATGATAACCTACGTGATATAAAACCCACCGAAATATATGAAGCATTAAATATGGTCGGTGATGAAAATGATAAACAAAAAGTAGAACATTTAAAGTTTGTCAACAAAACTGTTCATCAAATAATAAAGGGCACTTATACTTTCTTTTTAAAACGCGAATATACAAACAAGTATGCTATTTTAAATAGTCATTATTTAAAACAAGTATTGATGAAATATTTGTTGATTGTGCTTTATTATCAACGAATTAATAAGTATGATTTTATAACAAAAATATCTACAAAATTTGTCGAAAATATTGGTGATATGTTAAATGAAATGTGTCCATTATCAAACAAAACACAAAATGGGGTTGAAACAAAAAAAAAAGACGGAGGAGCTATTGATGAAACCACGATATTACCAGTTGACCCCAGTTTAAAAACAATGACTGTGAAGAGAAATCAACTAATAAAACGTTTAAACAAATTAGAAAGTACTAAACAAAGAGTCCCAGTATCAACGCGTCCTGCGCGTACATTAAAGTCGGATGTAGTATCAAAGAACAACGGCATACAAGATCAAATTACCGCTCATATTATTGATTTTAACGAAGATGTAAAGAGACATTCAGAAAAACAAAGTGCGTCAGACGAGTCGGGTAAAAAAATATCTCCTGAAATCAAATCCGTGATTAATTTATTATGCAGTGAAGTTGCTTATAATGGGTTATTATATATGGGGCTTTCTGACATAGATAGTAACCCATTATATCCAGATGGTGTCGATAATAATCAGATAAACAATACTATTTTTAACAACCAAACAGACATACTGAATCGTATTTCGAATGGTATCGATAGTGTATCTGGTATAGATAAGAAGTTATTTGATTTTATAATAGATAAACCAGAGTTATGGAGTAATTACAAAAAATCAACGCCGAATGACTTTAATGCGCACATTAACAACCGACCGAGTAGTACTATCAATAACGCAATTAACAAATCCAGTTATAAGGGCATTCCGGGTATAAATGGTATTTTAAAAAATGCGGTTTGTTCTACCCCTCAATATATTGATGCGATGGGCGGTCTTGGTAGTTGTACTGTGAAACAAATAGGCAATACAACAAACGAATTTCCAAGTACAATTGATATCAATATTCAAACGGGTTCACCTAATTATTATAGTACCTTTATAAAACATAATAACAATCGCGTAAGTTTAAAATTTGATTACTTGGTAGATGGAATCAAATCTGTACCATATTACGAACAATTTAATCTTAAAAACGGTAAAGAATTATTATCCGCATCAAATACAATGAATGCGTTATCGACCAAAATAATGGTTTTATGGAATACGCGATATAGACTAGACACCACACAAGATAGCGCTGGGATATTTCAGGATTTATTCAAAGAAAATTTCAACCAACTAATATCAGTAGCATCGCGAAAAGGAAAAGGAGATAGAGCACAAGAAGAAAATAGTGTATTTAAAAATGGAGGATATAGCACTGTACTTAATTATAATCCTAATGATATTCGTATAGGTGCTATGGGAGATAGACCTTCGGGATTTAGAGCAATGTTGGATATGAATTTTTTAAAATCTGATTCAGTTAGACCTAATACTATTGCAGGTTTTTTTGGACCTAATCATTCATATACGATTGATTCATCTAACCCATCTGGTGGCGGTAAATCTTCAAAAAAACGTAGAAAGACCAAGAGAAAAAAAAGCAGAGCAAAAAAATATACACGACGATCAACTAAGAAATAGTAGCACGCGAGAATATATTATAACACAATCAGACATGTGTCATAATATTCATTAATAATCGTATCTTCAACTTTATCTGACGATTTTACATTTTTTACATTAACAGATTGGATAGAATATTCAGGTGCTGAAATAGGCGTTTGAAATATACGAGTGTAAATTAGCACCACATACATGTCTTGGTAGCACAAGAACAATTAATACATAAATTAGGCGCCAAGTATAAATAACCGAATGGATTAGATACGTGGTCGGGATTCGTGTAACCATGTACGTTTTGTTTTTTACACCGCTTACATTTGAAGCGTGCTGGCGACAGTGGCGTTTCAACGGATCGAAACAGATGATTTTCGCATATAAATTTTGATTCTTTACTCATTGGAATATTAGAGACGTAGTTTTTGTATTGTTTTCAAAATTCGTAATTTGTTAGAGAATCTCATATTTAGAAACTATATACGATGAGTAACTCAAATTGCGAAACTACATTAATCGATCCTCCTAACAATATAAAAATTGATAAACCTGTTTTTCAAAAAATGATGTTTTTAACAAATGCTTTAGATCAAGGTTGGAATGTAAGGAAATCGCGCGATTCTTATATTTTTACAAAGAAACATGAAAACCGAAAGGAAATTTTTCGCGAAGACTATTTAGAGACATTTATACAATCAACCGGTTCATTTTCATCATTATTATGCAAACATTCAAATTGAAAACATAGATATTCAAATTCAAACTATAATATGTTGCATATCGGGTGTATACCGGATATGTTTAGGATATATACAATTGTAAAAAACTACCGATGTTAAAGTAATTGTGATACCAAACTGACATATTTGTTTTTAGTAATAATGTTATATTAAATGCGTTTTTTCCCCAAATTATTTTCTTTTTAAAGTATATAAATCCATACAATGGCTGGAGGTTTAATGCAATTAGTCGCTTACGGCGCACAAGATGTTTTCCTTACCGGAACCCCCGAAATTACTTTCTGGAAGGTGTCTTATAGACGCCATACCAACTTTGCCATGGAGTCCATCGAGCAGACCTTCTCCGGTCAAGCCGATTTTGGACGCCGTGTCACATGTACTATCAGCCGTAACGGTGATCTTGCATACCGTACCTATCTTCAAGTCACTCTTCCTGAGATCAACCAATCTATGAAAGGAACCGCGTCTGGTGTTAAGGCTCGTTGGTTAGATTTCATTGGCGAACAACTTATCGCCCAAGTTGAGGTCGAGGTCGGAGGTCAACGTATTGACCGTCAATATGGTGACTGGATGCACATCTGGAACCAACTTACTCTTTCCAAGGAACAAGAATCTGGATACTACAAGATGATTGGTAACACCACCCAACTTACCTATCTTACGGATCCTTCATTTGATGAGATCTCTGGTCCATGTGCCGCAAACAGCGCACCTAACCAGGTCTGTGCCCCTCGCCAGGCTCTTCCTGAGACCACCCTTTACGTGCCTCTCCAATTTTGGTTTTGCCGTAACCCAGGACTTGCTCTTCCTCTTATTGCTCTTCAATATCACGAGGTCAAGATCAACATTGACTTCCGCCCTATCGGTGAGTGTCTTTTCGCTTTAGCCGGTGACAAAAGTGCTACTCAAGCCTACCAACAATCCCTTGTTGCCGCATCTCTTTATGTTGACTATATCTTCCTTGATACTGATGAGCGTAGAAAGATGGCACAGAACCCTCATGAGTACCTCATCGAGCAAGTTCAGTTCACTGGTGACGAGTCTGTTGGTTCTTCTTCCAACAAGATTAAGCTCAATTTCAATCACCCTTGTAAGGAGTTGATCTGGGTCGTCCAACCTGATGCCAATGTTGACTATTGTGATTCTCTTGTCGACTCTAGTATGCTTTACAAGACATTCGGCGCTCAACCTTTCAATTACACTGATGCCATTGATGCTCTTCCTAACTCTGTTGCTGCCTTCGGTGGAGCTGATATCAGTGGTGGTGAATTTCTTGACGAGAACACTTACCTTGGTGGTACCAACGTTTCCACTCTTTCCGATGCCGGTACTTTCGTCCTTGCTGAGACTGCCCTTGACATGCATTGTTGGGGTGAGAACCCAGTTGTCACTGCCAAGCTCCAACTTAACGGCCAAGACCGTTTCTCCGAGCGTGAGGGTTCATACTTCGACACCGTCCAACCTTTCCAACACCACACCCGTGCCCCTGATTCCGGTATCAACGTCTACTCATTCGCCCTTCGCCCTGAGGAACACCAACCTTCCGGTTCATGTAACTTCTCCAGAATCGACAATGCCGTTCTTCAACTTGTCCTTTCTGCCGGT